TTGAACGTAAAAGAACTTGGACACCTGTACAAACGACTGCAGGTACTCTTGTCGAAGGTGCGGAAGAAGCTATCTACCGAGCTTTGGCAATCCGACATATGGAACTTCCGGTAGGAGACTTCATTACTGATGCGCTTGGGAACGATGTACCGAAGCTGGCACGGGAAGTCCTACAATCCAATGTCCAAGACGAAATTAAACACGACCTTGCACTGGGTTATATTACCAATGCCATCGGTGTTGATGAACAAGCTGAAGCGGAAGCCATGCGCCTCCGCGACGCTTGGGTTGCTCACCCGGATCACACGATCCTCAAGGCACTGGTTGCCGAACGTGCGATTTTCTTTGTGCTACTACCCTTTTTCCGTTTTAACGGAGATGCGGGGTTGCGCACGGTAAGTGCTGACATCTCTCGTGACGAACAAGTTCACGTGGCTGTCAATTCTTTGGTCGCTCGTGAACTTAACCTTGAGGTTTCTCCTTCATTGGACAAGCTTCGTAAAGCAACCATCAACTGGGTGATGCAACCTCTTAAATATTCACCCAATAAATATTTGAACAAAAAATTTTGGCTGGATTCCAGTGATCGCCTGATGTACGAAGGTAAAGCACCTGAGCTTGCAGAAACTAAGCGAGCACGTATGCCTGCGTTCTTTGAACATGCCAACCCTAACCTTCCTCAATACGCATAATCATGGGAGCACTTGGACCTAGCGTTCTTAGGCAACAACTAATAGACAAAGAACGTAACAATTTTTACAAAACGTCTGGCGAACGCATGACATCAATGCAAAAACAGCTTGACGAAATCTCAGGTATGTATAAAAAACAACAAGAGCGCCGCGCACAACGTCGTGCTAACTATGGTGCTGCTACCATGGGTCAACAAATGGGTGGTGGTGTTGTTGGTGGCACTGGTCTTCGAATCAGTCAAAGTGGTGGTATGTCACCCAGTGCTCGTCGGCGTATGCGTAGGGCGGGTTAACTTTTATGGCCACCCCTTACATCCCTAAACTAGATCCAAGGCGTCTTCTGGAAGAACTAGAAGATGTCTTTCCACCCGTCAATCCCACTCCTGATACAAGCGTTGGGCACATCATGTATCGTGCTGGTCAACGAAGTGTTGTAGAGTGGATCGAAAACAGACTCGATAAGGAGACTTAATCATGGGCGCAGGACGCCGACAACATCATAGACGTGAACAGGCGATGCGTGATGCTAACGCAGAAGCTAACCGTCAAAGAGCAATGATGGAACAGCAGCAAAAAGCGATGGAAGAGCAGCTAAAGCTTCAACGAGAAGCTATGATGAAACAAACACAAGCCATGCGTGAAGCCATGGCACCTGATGTTCGGCGCACAACTGGTGCAACTGTTGGTGCACAGAATGTAGGTGTGCGTACTAGCCGTTCTCGTCGTCAAACTACCTCTAACATTGGAAGAGGTATTTCTTCACTTCGTATCCCCCTTAACATCGGTGGTGACACCGGTTCTGGACTTAACATTGGTTAATTAAATGAGCGCAAAAGGCAGGTACGATCATCTATCTAGTTACCGTTCTCAGTTTCTAGACACAGCTGTTCAATGTTCTAAGCTCACCATTCCTTACCTCATCCAACGTGATGAGTTCCGTGTTACCCATCAATCCCTTGTACAACCTTGGCAGTCCGTAGGTGCAAAGGGTGTAGTGACGCTGGCATCTAAACTGATGCTTGCATTGCTGCCTCCTCAATCTACGTTCTTCAAGCTTCAGGTACGTGACGATAAGCTAGGTACTGAGCTGCCTGCTGAGATCCGTTCTGAACTTGATCTAAGCTTTGCCAAGATGGAACGCATGGTGATGGATTCGATCGCTGCTTCTAGTGATCGTGTCGTTGTTCACCAAGCTATCAAGCATCTGGTGGTTGGTGGTAACGCACTAATCTTTATGGGTAAGGAAGGGTTGAAGCACTACCCATTGAATCGTTATGTTGTCGATAGAGATGGCAATGGTAACGTAATTGAGATCGTAACCAAAGAACTTATTAACAAAAACCTTCTACCTAAAGAACTCACTCAAGAACCTCGTCCTGTTATGGATGAGAGCTTCTCACATGAGAACGACGTAGAAGTTTATACTCATGTACGATTAGACAACAATCGTTGGATTTGGCACCAGGAAGCTTATGGTAAAAAGATTCCAGGATCCGATAGCAAAGCTCCAAAGGATGCTAGTCCTTGGCTTGTACTGCGGTTCAATTCTGTCGATGGCGAAAACTATGGACGGGGCAGAGTTGAGGAATTCTTGGGAGATCTTAAGTCGCTTGATGCGCTCTCCCAAGCCCTCGTAGAAGGCTCTGCAGCAGCCGCTAAGGTCGTCTTCGTGGTATCACCTTCAAGCACGACTAAAGCCCAAACGCTGGCGAAGGCAGGCAACGGAGCGATTGTTCAAGGTAGACCCGATGACATTGGTGTTGTCCAAGTTGGCAAAACCGCTGACTTTGGCACCGCTATGACAATGATGCAACAGCTTGAGCGTCGCTTGGCTGAAGCATTCCTTATCCTTAGTGTTCGACAATCCGAACGCACAACAGCGGAAGAGGTCCGCCTCACCCAACTTGAACTCGAACAGCAACTTGGGGGACTATTCTCCTTGCTGACTGTTGAGTTCCTTCTTCCTTATCTCAACCGTAAACTGCTGGTACTGCAACGCACTGGTCAACTTCCTAGGATTCCTAAGGATATGGTTAACCCAACCATTGTTGCTGGTATCAATGCTCTTGGTCGTGGACAGGATCGTGAGTCTCTCACCTCCTTCATCATGACCATTGCCCAGACTCTTGGACCTGAGGCACTGATGCAATACATCAATGCTGATGAAGCTATCAAGCGTCTGGCAGCTGCACAAGGTATTGACGTACTGAACCTTGTGAAGTCTATGGAAGAGATCCAACAAGAACGGCAAGCTGCTGCTCAGCAACAAGAAGACATGATGCTGACACAGCAAGCTGGACAACTTCTTAAATCACCCCTGGCTGATCCATCCAAGAACCCAATGGCAAGTGAAACTGTCAACGCGGTAATGGGTGAGGAAGTCATTCCACCACTTGAATAAATATGGCTGAAATTTTATCTTATGATCCCAGCAATGATCCAGAAGTCATCGGTGCGATGAATGAAGATCAAGCTGAGTCTTTGGAGATTGGTGAACAACTAATCAATCAAGCAAATCAACGCTTGGCTGGGAAGTATAAAGATGCACAAGAGCTTGAAAAAGCTTATATTGAACTTGAGAAAAAGCTTGGCTCTCGTGATGCTGACGAAGAAGCAGCGGAACCTGGGCAAGAATATCAAGAAGAACAAGAACCAGCTGAATACTCTTCACAGATTGAAGCTATCAGTCGTGCTGCAGATGAGTTCAATACTAATGGTGAGTTGAGTGAAGAGACGTTGGCTGAGTTTGCCAAGATGTCTTCGCAAGAACTTATCCAAGCATACTTCGAATATGAAGCTGGACTTCCTGCAATGGATGCTCCACAAACTGTTGAGTTGTCACAAGGCGACATCAACCAAATCCAGAATTCTGTAGGTGGTGAAGCTGCTTATCAACAACTCGTTGGTTGGGCAGCTCAAAACTTTACACAATCTGAAATCCAAGCTTTTGACAATGTGGTTGACTCTGGCAACATTGATGCCATCAACCTTGCATTGGCTGGCTTGAAAGCTCGCTACACTGATGCCGTTGGTTACGAAGGAAACATGATTCAAGGTAAAGCTGCAGCTCCTGCTGACACATTCAAGAGTCAAGCAGAAGTTGTTCGAGCTATGAATGATGTACGTTATGACCGTGATCCTGCTTATCGCAATGAGATCATGGAGAAGCTTGCACGATCTGATCTTAAATTCTAATTATGTCTGACCATCCCTACGGTGTTCCCCACAACGAACGAGCTGAGCAGCTCAACGGTCGCCTTGCTATGCTTGGCATCATGGCTGCTCTTGGCGCTTATGCGCTGACTGGACAAATCATTCCTGGTTATTGGTAATGCCTTACGATAAGTATTCTCCAAAACAGAAGAAGCTTGCAGCAGTGGCTGGTGACAAAAAGAAGATCACTGCCGCTGATCTAAAAAAAGTCCGTTCTACAAAAAAGAAGAAGTAATCATGCCCCAAGGTAAAGGAACTTACGGTTCACAGAAAGGTCGTCCACCTAAGAAAGGGACTAAAAAGTAATGGCTAAACCTGGTCTTTACGCAAACATTCACGCCAAGCGTGCACGTATCGCTGCTGGCAGTAAAGAAAAAATGAGAAAGCCTGGGTCTAAAGGCGCACCCACGGCTGCTAACTTTAAACGCGCCGCTAAAACTGCTAAGAAAAACAAACTCAAAATCGCATGAAATTTCTCGCTATCCTCCCCGCTGCTGCTCTGCTGGCTGCTCCCGCTTTCGCTAAGCCCTATGTGAACGTTGAAGCTAACAGTGGTTTCACTGGTTCTGATTACACCGGAACTTCGACTGACTTCCACGTTGGCATTGACGGTGCTGAAGGCGCTGCCTCTTGGTATGTCCAAGGTGGTCCTACCGTTGTGTCTCCTGATGGTGGTGAGGCTGAAACCATTCTTACCGCTAAAGCAGGCGGTGGTGTTGGCGTGACTGAAGCTCTTTCCGTATACGGTGAGATCTCAGCTGCCTTTGATAATGTTAATAGCTACGGCACTAAAGCTGGTCTGAAGTACCGCTTCTAACTCCTACTGTGTGGTGGGAGGGAGGCAACTTGTACTTTTAAATTAAACTAATGACCGCAACTATTGCACTTAAAAGGGAGTCATCCTGGGACCAGTTTTGTGACTGGGTGACTTCTACTAACAACCGTTTGTATGTGGGTTGGTTTGGAGTGCTGATGATTCCGTGTCTCCTAGCCGCCACCATTTGTTTTATTCTGGCATTCGTTGCCGCACCACCTGTTGACATTGATGGAATCCGCGAACCCGTCGCTGGCTCCCTGTTGTACGGGAACAACATTATTTCAGGAGCCGTCGTTCCGAGCAGCAATGCCATCGGACTACACTTCTACCCAATTTGGGAAGCTGCTTCACTTGATGAAT